TTCGCTAGCGGTACACTCGCTAAACTAGGACCTGTACGTGTTAAACTTTAGAGGAATAAACAATGGCAATAGTAATTAGTAGATCTGAAAGTGGTCTAAGCGCAACATCAAGCTTTCAAGCTTTAGACAATTTAGCAGGAGCTAGCGTAAGCAGTTCCTTCACAGTACCAACTGGTGTATCAAGCATCAAATCCTTATCAATCGCATTAGCTTGTGATGGTGCAGGAGAAGAGTTCTGTGGATTAATCAAGATTAGTGGAAACGCTATGAAAGACGGTGACGCAGTTTTCGCAACTGGTGGACAAATGACAATGGGAACCTCTACAGGATCTAACATGAACTTTGTTCAATACGATACTGACTTAGCAGTTACATCAGGAAACTCCTGTGAATTTGCAATAGCAACTACAACCAACGCAGCAATAGACGTCGTAGTAACCGCACAATTCGCTTAGAGGTCTAACATATGTTAGGCGGGGGCAACCCAGTAGCAGGAAGTAACCCAACGGGCGTGGGTTCTAGTATAAATTATATTAGGACTGACGGCAAAACGTTTGCATACGCATACAGTGGACCCGTTACTGTAAACAATACAACAGTAACAGCATTAAAATTTACAACTGGAACTTCTACAGTAAAAGGTGAAGTAGAGTTAACTGGCAATATAGCATTTATGGGATCTAACAAATTAATAGGATTAATTATAAAATTTGATGGTCAGCAAATAAGTAGTAATCAATATTTAACTAATAGTGCACAAAATTTTCATGACGTAGACTCTTTGAATCTTATTATTCCACCATATACTAATGTAGAAATAGACATAATAACCGATAATGCCGCAGATATAGAATATTTTGCAACATTAACAGGGAGGGCGTACTAATGCCAAAAAAGAAATTAACTAAGACACAGATTAAACGCAAATTAAAAACAATGATCAATGCTAGTTATGATTTAATGTTAGATAAGATAGGACATGCAAAAAGTGAAGTACCAATGTCATTAGCCAAAGCTATAGAACTTCATAAGACACTTTCATCACAGTTGAACCGCGTTAAATGACGCAAAAAATCTACCATGTCGAGTTCCCGAAGTGGCTTAATGACAGCAGAACAGTTGAACAGTTACTTGTTAGACTGGTGCTTACATATCTTACAGGAAAAGAAACAGGACTAATATGAGTAAGTTAGGCACTCTTGTAGCTATTCCATTGGGATTATTTGCCATAAAACAACTACAAAAACAGTTTCCTGATGAAAAGGATCCTAAACCAGTAATTACAGAAAGTGTATTTCCTGAAAAATTACAATTAACGCCACTAATACCAGGAGGCGCAGCAAAAGCTACAGGACCAACAGTACCATTAGGCATGGGTACTGATGTGGTCCCATTTTTTCCAGAGGGTGCAGGAGATCCATCATTGTTAAAACCATTAGAACGTTTAGCAGGATTAGCGGATTTACCGAGATTTGACCCAGGAGCAATTAAGCCAGGACAATTTACTTCAGGAATATTTGATCCTGAATACCAGGCAAAACTTAGGAAACTAAAGTAATGCCTTATGCTCTTGTACCTGATGGCTATAAGTTAGAGAAAGTGACAAAGGCACAGAAAGAAGCTGTTGATAAGTTTGCAAGCACCAATGCGACAACAGCCTTCTTAGCTGGACCTGCGTCGGGGGAACTGGTTAAGGCAGTTGCTATAGTCGTCACTCCTATCGTACTAGCTGCCTTGGCCAAACAAATTGATTTACCAGATTTTAATATTACAGAGTTTTTAGACAAACAATTAGAAAAGATACCAGGACTAGATCTAAGCGCATTGGGCGAGTTTTCACCTTAACGGACCTACACCGAATTTTATCTCAAGTCTCATAAAGTAGGTCCCAATGTTTATTCATGGAGATTGACGCAACAACATTGTTAGTATATGCGACCATTTGGACACTATTTTATTTTTTCTTGTCCAACTACATCGCTGAATTAAGTAGAAAGAAGTGGACTACATGGGTCCAGTCAGAGGAAAGCGACGACATTTTAGTTGAAGCTTTACAGGCAGTAATAGAAGAAATAGAAGAAAGGATGCACGATAAGCTACAAGCTTTCCAAGATTCTTTTTTTGGTTCTGTCGGAGCTATGACTAAGAAAGCAAAAGATTTAGATCCTATGACTGGATTAAGAAAAGCTGCTAAAGATGGAGATTGGACAAGCATGATGGTAGAATATGCCGCAAACAAGGCAGGATTAGGGGGTTTAATTGCCCAACAACAGCAAAAACCCCCCCAGAAACAGCCACAAGAAAGCAGTAAAATGGGGTTAAAGTAGTAAAATAAAATAATATTATTATTATTTAAATTAATATCTAGTGTTATTTTTTTTTTTTTTATTACTCTTACATTCTAAAATATAAAATAATAGTATTATTATATAGTACTATCTAATGGTTATATTATGAGTGACAAAATGATTATACAATGTCCGTGTGGTGGGACATTGGAAATAACATACACAATACACCACGCAGATCCTAAACATAAACAAACGAGGTTAGTATGATTAGACACGAATTTATATTTAATCATAGAGAGCAATTTCCAAGTTATTGCATACATTGTAATAAAGTGTTTAGGGATTGTGTAAATAGAAATGGTACATACAATACGAAATGTGTAAAACGAAAGGATAAATAATGGGTAGAAGAAAAGAATTTAAAGTTGGTAAGTCGTTTACATTAACAATTAAGACATTGGGATGGATGGCAGAGCAATGTCAAGAACGAGAGATGAAAGCATCCGAATGGTTAGAACGTTTAATATGTAAAGAGCGAGAAAGATTAAATGATCAAAAGAGAAGAAATAACAAATATCATTGTATAGGATGCAATAAGGATGTTATACTAAAGGTAGAAGGCTTTGTTAATCAAAAGTTCTATTGTAGTGAATGTGGCAAGGATCATACCGAAGGAGTTAAGTACCTCATGCGCATGAACAAGGATGGCAGCAAGACGCAAGGCACCTAGACGCAGAGCTAGGAAATCATTTAACATAAGCGCAATAGAGGCAGGAACTGCTCTATCTTTAGCGCAATCGACAGGATTCGCAAGCGCACTTCAGACAGCCCTAAACGGCAATTTGTCTGGTGCAGTTAACGAAATGAGTGCTTCAGTACTCGGTAACAAACAAAAAATCATCGGAACACTCGGTGCAGCAGCTATAGCAAAGGTAGCAGCAAAAGGGTTCGCTAGCGGTACACTCGCTAAACTAGGACCTGTACGTGTTAAACTTTAGAGGAATAAACAATGGCAATAGTAATTAGTAGATCTGAAAGTGGTCTAAGCGCAACATCAAGCTTTCAAGC